GCATTGCTAAATATGTTTCAAAAAGGTATAAAGAATAAGCATATCATGGATAAATTAGAGGATAAGATAAACCAACTAAGAGCGAGTAGAGACTATGAATTTAATCAATCTCGATAAGATCAATGAGCTTCGTGGTGAGCAGATGCATGGCCAAGAAGAGTATGGCTATCAGCCAGAGAACTATCCTGGGACGGATGATGTTACAGGGATGTTTAAGGCTATCTTAGATAAGATTAATTATCTTATGAAGTGTATGGCCAGTTATGGCAGAGACGTTGACTAAGAAATGAGGTTTATATGCCAGTAAAGGGTTCAGCTAAGAGTGCGGCTAAAAAAAGTCTTTGGGGTGATATAAAAGGTGGGGTTGGCGATTTCCTTGAAGGGTCAGCAGCAGCAGCACTTGCCCCAACAACACTTGCGACGCTAGGCGCATTTGATCCATTCGGGATAACTGACCCACAGATGTCAGAAGAAGATCAGGCGATGCTAGATCAGCAGCAAGGTTTGATCAACACGATAGCAGAATCATCGGGATTCATATACGACTCAGAAACGCACACTTATTCATTGTCGCCAGAGCGCTCTGCAATGATGGCTGGGTACGAGACAGAAGTAGCCAACTCTCAGGCGTCAATGACAGAAGCAATGAATACGCTGAACAATATTGCCACCATAACAGGCACAGCAGAAGGAAGAACTGCTTGGCTAAAGGATAACTATGGGGAATACGACTCAGCGACAGGGCAATTTTCGGGGTACATGGGGGCCATTAATACCCTATGGGAAAATGCTAAGAATGAGATTGACCCTAGCAAGCTAGACAAATTCTTTACTTATGCGCAGGACATGATTTCAAATACTACGGCTAAAGCACTGAGGCCTGGTGGCGCTATCAACGCATTAAATGCCATTGTTGATGCTGCACCAGGAAGATTTAACGAGATCATAGAAGAGCGATTTTCAAAGCTAGACGCTTCCCAGCAAGAGGCCTTCTACAAATTAAACAAAACTTATGATGAAGCCAGTGCACTTATAGACAAAAGCACGACCAATGATATTAATGACTTCATTAAGAGTCAAAGCGAAAGGGCAGCCTTACTTGGAAGAGGGGCACTATCTGGCCAACAGTTTCAAGAAGTGGCCGAAGGCGTCACGGCGATAAGATCAAAAACACTTGGTGAGATGGCAATGCAAAAGGCTGGGACTGAGGCTGAGATAGGAACCTTCTTTGCGTCTGAGCAAGGGAAGATAGGGGCCGACCAATTACAGGCAGAACAATTTGCCACTCAATTGAGGGCAGGGGCAAGACAATTCGAAGCTGACTATGGACAAAAGGCGGCCTTTGCTAGTGCAGAGATGTATGGCAGGCAAGGTGAGCTATACGGTAGCCTACAAGAGTCGAGAGCTGGGATAGCGGCAAGGGGCGCAGAAGGTATGGGTGCACTTGTTCAGGCAAGAGGGACTGCGGCAGGTAATTTAATCGACTATGGGATTGCGGCCAGTAAGGGTGCAGGCTATCTTTCAGCGACCGCTACTGATAACTATGCCAGAATGCTTGATGCTGGCACTAATTTACTTAATGCACAAACAGGGTACATGGGCAATGTTCAGAGCCTAAGACGACCAAGCCGGGCAGAGACGACAATGGGATTTATTTCTACTGGCGCAGAAGCCTATGGCGCTACCCAAGGCGGCAAGAAATCCACTGAAAAGAATTGGTTGAGGTAAATATGCCAGCTCAAGACAACACACTTAGAAACACAGCAGATTTAATGGGACAAGCGCCTGGGCAGATGCAACAGCAGCCACCACAAGCGCCCCAGGCTGCACAGAATGCCCCACAATCGACGAGCGGGCAACAAAGCACACAACCCCCAGGGTCAAAAGAAAACGACAGCCCATTGAGAAAGAGAGCACTCACGGCAGAAGAGCAGACAAGGAAACAGAAAATGGATCCAATTGGGAATCTGCAAATTATGGCGATGGAATTATCCCCAATGCTGCTTTCTGGTGATGCAGAAGTTAAGGCAAGAACAGCTGCGATGCTTGAGATGATTAAAGACAAGATCGACCTTATGAAGGCGATAGAATAAAGAGAGTATAAAATGCCACTTACACGCGAAGGTTTAAATTCAATTATAGAGTCGGGAAGGATAATAGGGGAAAGTATTGGCAAGATCAGGGACAGGGATCTTCGAGAAAAGCTAATGGAACAGCAAGAGCAGATCAGGGCAGCCGCAGAACTAAGGGAAGATAGAAAGCTTACTCTGGAAGAAAAGGAATACGGCCTAAGAGAAGAGGCGATGACTGGGAAGACGGCTCAAACAATAAAAGACCTAAATGATCAGATCAGTGGTGCTGTTGCATCTCTTAGGAAAAGAGATATTGCCTTGCAAGAAAGGAGACTGGCGCTAGAGGAGAAAAAGTTTGGGGCCGATGTTCTTTTGGCAGACTCTGAGCAATCGAGACGGCTTGGGATAGCGCAGACAGACCTAGAGATAATGCGGCTAAAGCTGGCAAAGGAAAAATATAAGACCGGCGTTTCGGATGAATATACAAGCGAAAATGGGTTTAAGTATCGAAAGGGTGACGAAGCTAGGCTCAGGGAAATGAGAAGCGACATAGAAAAGTCGCAGAGCAATGTGACCAAGGATGTTGCAGTTACTGATTACTTAAGCCCTGGGTTCCTGGATCTCATTAGCCCAGTTGCAAAGGTTAAGCCTGGTGGATTTCTAAGTGTGAATGATCCTTCCGCGGAAGAATACAAAAAGGGCCTGACGGATGTTTTAAGAGGGGAATCTGCAGATGTCTCTTCTATCCAGGATATTAAGACGAGAAACTTTATAAAAAGCCAAATTAAAGAGAAGCAAATAGAGGCTCTTCAGGAAGAGAAAAAGAAGGTAATAGCTAGGGTGCAAAAAGCGTATGGCGTTTCTTATGAAGTTGCCAGTGATGCCGCTGTGAAAATACTAATGCCAGTGCTTATGACAAATGTTCGGGCGCAAAGGAAAGTTAAAACAGACGAAGACGGGAATGTTATATCGGAAGATACCAAAGAAAAGAAGTTTACCATTCAGCTGACACTTCCAGCAGGTAAGGTTCAAAACTATTTTGACGTTAAGGATCAGCACACAAGGGACTTATTGGAAGAAGCGCACCGGCAGATGGGGACAACGCAGCAATTAAGTTCTGAGTTCAAAGAGGGCAAGGAAAACGTACTTGCAATAGATCAGCCTGACCCGAATAAGAAGGTGTTAGCAGGCGAAGCCGCGGAACCATCAAGAGAGAAGCTCAGGGCTTACTCTATGAAGGCAGAGAGACAGCTGGATTCAGCAATAAACGCAGAGAGTGATTTGGACAGCTTAAAGAGCATGCTAAATGCAATTATAGCTGACAAGGAGCATCCTCAGCAAGACAAGGATTTTATTCAAAAGAAGATCGTTGCCAGGATCAACAAGATAAAGGGTCAGTAAGTGGCTCAAACAGCGGAAGACCTTTTCAGCATTCTCAATGCTGATGACAGTGGTGAAGCAGCACCAGAGAAAAAGACGAGTAAAGTAGACTCTCTCTTCTCTTTATTGAAAGAAGACCCATCCGATAAATCCTATGCGGCCAATAAGCCGGCCATTTCTGAAAGAACCGCAAATCTTTTTAGTGCATTGTCGTCTAATCCATTGCCAGATAAGCATGCTGGGCATCAGGTTGACGAAGTGTTTAGTAAATCAAAGACCGCGTTTCAGAGCCTTTTCCCTGTGCTTCCGTTAACTGCGGCGTATTTTGTAAAGGAAACATTTTTAAACGCTGGCCCATTCGACTTAACCAAGGACATAAAGCAACATTACCTAGACCTAGGGTATGATTTAGATACGACCGCGATTGGTGTTGGCAAGCTAATTGGGGAAATTGCAGGGCAGATTGCACCGTCGGCTGTGTTCTATGGTTTAGTAAGCGAGGCTGCCACCGTGGCAAAGATTGGGGCACAGGCTCTGTCAAAGCTCAGGAAAGCTCAAACGATAGTAGAGGTCGCAGAGAGGGGTACCATTCGGACTATCTTAGATAGTGTTAAGTCAGAGGCGCTGAAACTTGGTGTGTCGGAATCTCTGTATGGGGCGGCAAGGGCGCCTAACGAAGGCGATGCAAGACTTGAGAACGCATTTAAGTATGGGATGATGGGTGCCGTTACTGGTGGGGCAACGGCTGCTCTGATTGGTGCGGCTAAAGCAACAAAGAGCGGTGCCGTAGTGTTGGCTGAGAAAATAAAGGCTACCGCCGCAAAACAGATATCCGAGAACAGGGGATTTACTCAATCGTTTTCAGAAAAGATAGTAGACTCTGTAGTTGATAGTACAGCTCGATTAGACGCGCCTTCTGCAGAGAGTGTGTCAGAACTGTTTGTGTCCGCAACAGACAGGTTATCTTCGGCGATGGAAGACCCTGGGAAAATATACAGAAGTGTGTCACGGGTCCTTGCGCCAGTGAAAGAGGATCTCAAGGCTCTTTTCTCAGGATTAAATACGAAAGAGATTGACGAAGTTATTGCTGCGCATGTCAAAGAATCGGCTGAGGCCATAAAGCCCAGGATGCTAGACAAGAAAATTCTTGACGATGACGTGACAAGGGTAACGAGCGCCGTAGATAAGCCCATTGAGGGAAGCCAGAACTGGGTTGTTAAGAATCTTAAGAAAGGTGTCGGATATGCGAAGGCCAGGGCGCTTCCAATGGAAGAGCAGATGTCTGGCATTAGCATAGCAGGGGAAAAGGCGGCTAGCAGGGCAGTAGAGGCAGACTTCATAGAAAGGAAATTACTTGGGGAGATTGCAACATTTGATGATGCAATGATTCTTAATAAATACAAGGGTCAAGGCAGCCAAGTAATCCGAGATAAGGCAGACCAAGTAAGGCAATACGGGGCAAGCATATCTGACATTGCAAAGGATGCTACCGAGAAGGGTAAGATCACGGAATACGTCGACACTTTAAATAGAATTTATAAAAATGGCGTTAAGTTGAATGCAAAAAATAAAGTAGTGGTCAAATCAAAGAACGGGGAAGAGTTTACGTTTGGTGTCGATATTACAGAGGCAGACGCCCCTTCGTATAAGCCTCAGGTTTTAAAAGAGAAGACTCTTGTTAAATGGGCCAGTAACGATGTTTACAGACATGGCCTTGAGAAGAAGATGGTGCAGAATGGGCAGGCCGAAGATTTGTCAGAAGCTAGAGATATCATCAGAGATGCATTGCTTTCGAGATCCATCAATCCAAATGTAGCGAAGGCCAATATTGCCATGCTTAAAAGAGAAGGGGTGGTTGGTGCAGAGGCCATAGTAAGAGATTCAATAGATTCAACCGCGAAAGGGTACGCTGGCGCTGCGATGGAAATGCCCATGTCTAAGAGGGTGAGAAGGTACGGAAGCATAGAAAAGGCCAGGGTGTATGACCTTCCGGATACCGAAAACGGAGTGGATATTCACTTTGATTACATTCATTACACGGCCAGGAGAAATGCGCAGATACAAGCTTGGGGGCCTAATAATGAGATACTGAATGAAATGGTAAATTCGATTCGCATGTCAGAAGGATTTTATGATTCAGCCCATAATGAAAAGATTCTACAGTATTTCCACGATATTTATTCTGGCAAAATTAACACAAGCAAGACCGCTGATTTCCTAAGAAACTATACAACGTCAACATCTCTTGGGCCGTGGTCGACACTATCCAACTACCTTCAGCGTGTCATAAATATACCAGCAAGAACAAGCCTTAAGGCATACTCAAGTGCAAAGAAGCTGCTTGCTTCAAATGCACTGGAGGCGTCTAAGACAGCATGGGAGTCAGGAGCTGGTGTCGAAAGTTTGATGAGAGAGGCACAGGAAATTGGGGCGCATAATTCAGACAGCTTTATGAGAGAGCTTGCCAGACTGAATCTAAAATATATTGCATTTTCAGCTGTAGAGCGGAACAACCGAATCCTTTCAGCGTTAGCTGGAAGGGAATTCGCAAAAGACTTATGGAACACCTTCATAAAGAATTCTGGTAAGCCGCCCAAAAAGACTGCAACAGTGTCGCGCCTATTGAAAGAGCTTGGGGTCGATGTTGATCTTGCGCAGAAGACTCAAGTGTTATCAAATGACGACCTTATCAGGGCTGCCCAGACAGTGGAAAAGGACACTCAGTTTTACTCTACGATGATGGATCTACCGATGGCGTTCACTAATGGCGCATGGGCTAAAACAGCAACACAGTTCGTCCCGGCGGCCTACCAGCAGGTATCATTTGTGAGAAAGTATTTAGTAAAAGAGGCCATGAAAGGCAGGGTGATGCCGCTTATGTATCTCGCTGCTACAAACCAGGCTGCAGGGCACTATGTGAGAAAATCCCAGATAAAGATCGCGGAAGCTTTCGGGAAAGAGCCAGAAGAAGAGGGTTTCATTGAGATGGTAGCGAAAGATGCGGCGCATGGGGTTGGCTGGGGGATTATGGCAAGCTATATATACTCTTTGACACAAGGGAAGTCAGGATTCCTTGGGATGGTTACAGGGGCCGCGCTCGGTAAAGTTGGCGAGGCGGTTGAGGTTGGTGTAAATATAGCCAAGGGCAGAGGTAGGGCAGCTGCAAAGGGGGCAGCAGGATTGATACCAATAGGACTGAACCCAACGAAGGTCGAAAGGGCACTTCTCTCAGGGGACAAAAAAGAAAAGAAGAAACGAAGCAATAGCGGCGTCGTTTATGGCGACTATTAAGTTCATATTGTGATAAGAAAGAATCATGTATGTCATTAGTTGGTAAAAATGGATTCAGATATAGCTGTAAAATTATTGCAGATAGTAGTTATGCCAATGCTATTTGGGTTATTTTCGGTACTCATGGCAATGCTTAACGGGCGATTAAACAGGAATGAAGCAGAGACGCAGAAAATGAGGGATAGCTTTAGTCACATGATAGAAGACCTGGGAGATAGGATGTTAGAAAAGAATGAAAAACAAGATGATAAGTATGACATACTGCGGAAAGATCTCAGTATTATACAGATCAACCTAGAGAAGATTGGTAATTTGATCGACCTAACGCTTGGCAAGTTTAAGATTAACAACTAGAAAGAGGAAATACACATGAAGCCATTTTATAAATCAAAGAAGTTTTGGATGAGCATTTTGACCATGTTTGTTCCAATGATCAGCAAGTCACTGGGGATTGAGTTGGACACACAGGAGCTAATGGCGTCTATCGCTGGGCCTGTGTCTTATGTGCTTGGACAGGCGTATGTAGATGGAAAGAAGGAGTAGCCATGGCATACGATACGATGAGACCGATTGAGCTTCTGTACGATCCGAAGGCCTCTGTTTTTCTAGATAACCCAAGCAATGGAAGTGGGCAGGCCATTACAGCTGAGAAGATGGTCATGGTTTCCCAGAAAGAGCTTAGTTTGCTTTTGGACTGGGACATCCCCCTTCTTCACGATTTAAAGAAAGACGAAGAAAAGTTATTCCAATTCTTTTCTTATGCAAACTACACAAGGCCTTCCGAGTGTTTTTTTAAACGCAAACTTCACAAAGACCAGGACGGGAACATTTTCCTACCAAGTGAAGCAGTAGAGAAGCGCCAGTTCACCACATACCCAGGGATTGTAGTTCACCACTCTACACTTGTGTCAGAAGATGCAGATGCCAACTGGGCAATGAAGAGCATAGCCGTAGGCGATGTGATTATTTTTATCCCTGTCCGCAGCCCACTGCAGTTCAACGCGGTGGCCAGAAACAAGATGGTAAACTCTAGGGGCACGATTATAAATCGTCCAGACGATATCTACATGATCCACATGGGCGATATCGACATGATATTCAAGATAGAGGAGAACTACCAATGATCCTAACGCGTAATTTTTCATTGGTTGAGTTTCTAGTGTCCGCCGATCATCCAGCACTAGCGGCAAAGATGCTTCCCGATGTTGATGCCAGAATTGCCAGCAACCTACAGCGTCTGTGTGATACGATATTGCAGCCGCTTCGGGATAAGTTCGGGCCTCTTAAAATATTATCGGGGTACAGATCTGTTGAGTTGAACGCTGCGGCAAAGGGTTCCGCAACCTCGCAGCACAGGGACGGGTGTGCGGCAGATCTGGGTGGCATTGATATTGTGATGGTGTGGGAATACATTGTAGCCAATCTTAACTATCACCAGGTCATAAGATATCCAGACAAGAACTTTGTCCACGTATCCGTTGAAACATTTGAGAAAGCAGACAAGACTAAAAAGAAAATGATCTGCGATAAAGGTGTTTACACATATGCCTAAAAAATCTGCAAAGCAAGTTAGGTACCTGCTATCAAAGGCTTCGCCACTATCTAGCTACCAAAAAGATACGCTCAAGAGCGAACTTCACTCTGGTAGCGTTAAAATATCTAAGAAAAAATCCAAGAAAAAATAATCTGTTTTCAATAGCTTATTAATTAAAGCAATATTCGATAATAGATTTATCTTTACAAATGTCCGGAAAATGTCCTATAAATTGTCCGGACAAAATAAAAATAGGACGAGAGCGATGCCACTAACAAATTACATATGCCCATCGGGTGAATCAGTTACGGTTGAGCGTTGCCTGTCGGCAGGAAGCTGTGACCATAGGTGCGCCTCAATGAGTTCGCTGAAATTGATATCTGACGCAAGGAAGTGGACTGGCACGCCTTCGTGCACACAGTTGATATCTGGAACGAGAGAAGAGTACCTCAAGATTAAACATGATTATTCGGCGACGCCAGAGTCCAGGATGTTCGCTATCGTTGGGACAAAGGCACACAACGCTCTTGAGGCTTATTCTGGTGAAGATAATCCGGGCCATGCAAGGATAATCGCAGAGCATGCAGTTGAATGGAATGGTATCACGGGAACATTGGACGAAATAGACGAAGAAAACGGGAAGAGAGTTCTCATCGACCATAAGACTTCCGGATCTTTCAAGGTCAAACAAGCGCTGGATGGGGACCTAGGGGATTGGGGCTTACAGCTTAACTTCTACCGCATGGCTTATGAGCTGCAGAACGCACCAGTTAAGATCGATGAGATGAAGATAGAGGCTATTGTCAGGGACGGCGGAACATGGATCGCAAAGAAGCGTGGCGTAGAGCGCAACCTGTACATGATCAATGTTCCAAAGATAACAAATAAAGATGTGGCTGAATACTTCAATACGAAGAAAGAAAATCTCATATCGGCATTGCACAACAATACAACGCCTTTAGTATGCACCGAGGAAGAAAGATGGGATGATCTTAAATGCAAAGCTTATTGCCCCGTAAAAAAACACTGTGAACACGGAAGGAGCCTGTAATGTTATTATCACAAATTGTAGCTATTTTATGTTTAGTTTTAGTTCTTTCGGTTGCTGCTTATTTTCATGGGATATTTAAACAGATTTCAAAAGATACGAAAATGTTGAGCGATATTGTGAAAATAGCAACTGGGAACAATATCAGGATTATTCCAAGGATAAAAAGAAAGTACACAAGAAAGAAAAAACCCCCGGAGCAAGTATGAAGCCAGCAACGTTCAATGCGTACCTAGATAAAATCCAAACGCTGAAAGATAAGTCAGTGAAGCTATCTTTTGTTACACAAGAAATGAATGCAGAGGATAGCACCACGCTCTTTGGGTTACGGGATCAACTAGGGTGGCTTTTATTTAGCCCTACAGAGATCAAAGGAGAAGATATACCACAAGAGCCTTCGCATAACTTTGATGACAAGAAGAGTCCCTCTGAGAGGCTACGCGGGGCCATATTCGTATACTGGAAACAGAAGGTGGGGACAGGATCTTTTGACTTATACTATTACCAGCAAATGGAAAAGCTAAAGGCAATGTACCTGGAACAATTGACGCCGATACATAATTCAAGAGAGGAAAATTTCTAAGATGAGCACATTTGTTGAATTGGCATTCGGCGAAACGATTGTTGCCGGATCTATTGTTAAGTGCCCAAGGTGCTTGCTTGAGTCGTATTCTTTATCGCGCGATCTTGCGGTTGGTGATGCAGTTACCGTGGAGTGTTTCGATCCATTAGATCCATTGTATGATACCTTAAAGGTTAATTCGCACATGACATGTCCAGCGGAAGGGTGCGGAGAGTACCTGTTAGCACCGGCGGGTAGTCCGGCGGGCAGTTTCGGTCTTTATATAAAAAAAACTACTTTATGAATACGAGAAATAATTTGCATTATTGCATATACGAAAATGACGACGTGTATGAACTGTGCAAAGAAGAAAGAGATGGGTCACTAGTCCTGGTGGGTGCCAATAGCGAAGTGATCTCATTCCCATCAGTATGTCCGCATTGCGGGTATGATCCTAGCAGATGGCGCAAGAATGATTCTGGTAAGGTGGTAACATGAGCGAGTTTACGAAAGAGCCCATTATACATAGCCATATCACCGATGGGCTACCATATGAACATCCATTAGCGGACGTTAGTGTTCTTTGCGACAAGTGCGCAGTGATTGTGCACTCGTTTAATAATGAGTGTATGCAGACATGGTACGAGACAGAGTTTGGCAACTACTGCACAAGCTGCTTCGGCTTTGACGAGGTTATTGAATCGCTTGAGCATTGCCTGGCAAGGAAAGCTGGAAGGTAAAAGTTTTAATATGAACACAAGAAATAATTTACAAAGTTGTCAGTTAGGCCCAGAAATGGTGGAAATTTTATTAAAACTGACAACTTTAAAGTAAAGGGGTTATTTATGAGCGATAAAACATTGAATCTAAAAAGGCTATCCGAGCCATTTCTCGAAGAGAGTGTTAATTGCGTTCCCAAAATCGGGGACATAGCAGTGGCCTCAGATGTAGGCCGGGCAGGGGTAAAAAATAGATATATGTTTGTCGCGTGCGCTTTCTGCGGAAAAGAAAGGTGGAGATATTTATTCATGGCAAGGAAAGGGCACAACCTTGGAAACCCATGTCTTTCATGTGCGAATAAAATGCATATAAATAACGTTGGCCGTTTTCAGACTGGTTATCTTCATAGAAACTGGAAGGGTGGCAGATTTAAGCAGCTAGGCTATGTGTCTGTTATGATCAACAGGGACAGCAAGTATTCGGAGATGGCGAGATCGTACGGGGGGACATTTCTATATGTGCCAGAGCACAGGTTGGTTTATGCTAAAAGTATAGGCCGTCCACTCAGTAAAAAAGAGCATATCCATCACTTAAACGGGGTAAAGGATGACAACAGAATTGAAAATCTAGCATTGGTTTCGGTGCATACCCATAACACAAGAAGCCTGATACAGCAGCAACAGGAAAAAATATTACAACTAGAGAAGGTAATAAAAAATTATGAAAACAGATAATATCCGAGAATTGCTGGCCGCGGCCTTCCGAGAAGATGAAATTGAATGGCGGTTACAGAGTTCAGGTGAAAAGAATGGCAGAGTATGGGGGCTATGCCTTGCCTATGTGCAATCACGCGCTGTGATGGATCGCTTAGACGACGTGTTTGGAATTGCAGGCTGGCAAGACTCATACGATTTCGTAAAAGAAGATGTTGTCTGTAGGCTGTCAGTTAAAATCGGGGATGATTGGATTACCAAAATGGATGGTGCCCCACAAACCCAAGTAGAGGCATTCAAAGGTGGTATATCCGACGCTTTGAAAAGGGCTGCCGTTAAATTTGGGATAGGAAGATATCTCTATAATTTAGATGCTACCTTTGCAGAGGTTGTCGAGAAAGGAAGATACGCCGGAAAAACCAAAGAAGGTACATTTTTTAAATGGAATCCACCAAAACTTCCCGCATGGGCATTGCCAGCCTCAGCAACCAAGCCTAGTACACTGCCAGAGCGCAATGGTAAGGTGGCCACCAAGAAAGATCTCAGTCACATGCCCGACGATATAATGCAGTGGTCGGAAGAGTTTTTTGATATTTTATCAGGGGCCTCGTATGAATCAGAAAAAGAGCTTCGCGATTTCTATTTGGCTAACCAGGTTCGGTTAGATCATCTAAAGATTATCGACAACGACAGGCATGAATCAATATTAGAATTATTTTCCCAGAAAAAAGATATTATAAAAGACATTAATCGAGACTCTCATGGTGAATGAAATCGAAAACGAAGAGGCGATCAAGGGGCTGGTTGAGCAAATTAGTTCTTCGGCAAAACGGCTAAAAGAATATTACGAAAAAATGATAGAAATATTAGAGCGTAAAAATGAAGGCTAAAGATTTTGAACCAAATAGCAAGGCCCAGAGGAAGGAACCAAGGGACGCCGACGAAGGGCTAAGCTTTTTTCCTGTTAAAGACAGGCCGGGTGGTATCCCTAACTCAAAATATTCTAGTTGGCGAGTGGTGTGGTCACAGAAGGACGGGAAGGATTGGAACAGCTACTTGGCTGGCAGCATCTGGAAGCTGATTTGCAGTTATGGCCCAGATAGAGGGAAGCCTTTTCTTACCATTCGGAAAAATGTTATCAGCAATATTATAAACATATACCTTGAGTCGGTTGACAAGAAAGAGCTTCGTATATTTCAAAAAATCATCGCCAATAAACTTAGTGATTTAGAGTAAATCTAGAAGGAAGTACATTTTGGCAGTAACCAAAAGGAAAGGGAAACATGGAAGAAGGCAAAATATTAAACAGTGACATTAACCAAATAAGAATGTCGGGCGTTATAGCGTTTGAGCCAATGTTAAAACAGATGACATGGGGGCCATTCGTGGCATTCAAGCTCAAAACCGTGGCGCATTCCAAAAACAGAAGTGGTCCGATCATCGTGGTTAGTTATGTTTCGTGCATATCGAGTGACGTGGACGTTTGCAAGTTTGTCGCCGAATGCAAACAAGGGTCCAGTGTACTGGTGGATGGTGATTTGGTAGATGATCGCTACAGAAATAAAATACTGATGACAGAGGGCGCCAAGTTTCCGGATTCAAAGCAAATCAAGGTTATCGCAATTTCTGAGTTTACCACGCTAGTCGAAAGAGATACGCCAAAGAAAGTGTGGAAGAAAGAAGCGGGAGCTTCGAACAAATGGAAACGAGAACCAGGGGACGACCATAATGATGTCCCGTTTTAAGTTACCAGAATTGGTTGGAATGAAGTGAATACAATAAAAGAATTAAAGAAATACTGTGAAAAGCACGGGTACGCTAAAGTCGCGGCAGAGCTGAAATTTAAAACTGAATCAACTATCCGAAAGTGGGTAGAGAGAGAAGCAGTTCCTGAGTGGCACAAAGAAAAGATAGATAAAATTTTGAAACTCAGTCGGTGACAAATTGTAACCTACTGGAACTGGAGCTGTCAAAATTATGACAATATATTCTTCCTATGCGGCGTGGTGGGGCGCGGTAATTTCAACCTTAGTATTCATTTGGAAAGTTTTTAAATGGATTCATAATGGACGAGATTAGGCATGCTGAGTAGTCAACAGGAAATAAAATACAATTAATTTCTTCTTAGTTAGTAGAAAATAAATCTTGACAATTACCTATCATAGGTGTCAACGGGGGTTGAATGATAATTAAAATCCAAAAATTAACCTGTAGTCGGTGCGGCCACAAATGGACGCCAAGGCAAGAAAGGCGATCCCTGTGCCCTTATTGCAAATCCAGATTATGGGATAGGCCAGAAAGCTATAAGCCAGAATTAAAGACAGGAAAAAACGAGGTAGAAGAAAATGAGAGCAAGAAACCTTAAGCCATCATTTTTCAGCAACGAACTTCTTGCGGCGGAAGATCTTCATATGGCCTATCTATTTTCAGGACTATGGTGCCTTGCCGATCGAGACGGTAAATTAGAATATAGACCGAAGAGAATTGAGGCTCTAATTTTCCCACTCAGGAAATTACTCGAGCCTATCGAGAAATTACTCGAGCGACTCGGGACACTCGGATTCATTATAATCTATGTTGTAAATGATAAAAAATACATTCTTATCGACAAGTTTTCGAAGCATCAAAACCCCCACAAAAACGAGAGGCCATCAGAGATGCCATGGCCAGAAAACTACATCAATAATCAACCAGTTATAAATAATCTTGTAATTACTCGAGCCACTCGGGTAATTACTCGAGCCACTCGGGCTGAATCCCTCTTACTGAATCCCTCTTCATTGAATCCTAAAGAAGAGAATATACATACTGGGAATTCAGAGAGCCAAGGGGGGAAGACAGAAGAGACGACCGCCGCTACGCTTGGCTCGGTCGTCAATGAAGTGATTCAAGTTTTAGAAGGCTCAACCGCTTCTGCGGATTCGCCCCCCGATACCAGCGAAGCTTCGTTAAAATCCCCTCTTAGAAAAAAGAAGATGGTTCATACCGCGTCCACCCCTCTGAAGCCGGTTGATCCGGTCTACATAAAGTTCGATCACCTGTCCATGACGGAGAAAGAGCGCGACAAGCTGGTTGAGTCTGGCCGGTCTATCGAAGATATCGAAGAGATGGCTGATAGGATAAGAAACTATGCTGGGAACAAAAAATACAATTCTCTTTATTTAACAGTGCGCCAATGGTTTAAGTTGGAAGACGAAAGAAAGGCCAAAGATGCGCCGAAAGCAGAACCAGAATTTGACTGGCGTGCTCAGGCGGCAAGGGAATCGGCGAAACGCCAGGCAGACCTTGCTAGATGGGACGAGGAAAACAAGAAATACGAAGAAGACGAAAGAAAAAAGCAGGAGACCTTAAATGCCAATCATTGACGAAGATGCCCAGCAGATCCTTGAGTCGATAATAATATATTGCCTGGCTCAGGATACTAGCCTAATGCCGCCGTATCTCATTGGTGAAATGTTTACTACCGAGAATAACAAAAAAGCTTTCGTGTTTATCAAAGGCCGCCGTGATGCTGGTGTTAGGGAAATATCCTGGCGTGATTTTGTTTCCGCCGATGTCAAGATAGCCAACCTGACAGAGTATGAAGACGATTGGGTTCCTTCGGTGATACTGCAAGAAAAGATAGAACTATTGCGGGACAGATATGTTTCAGCGGCAGAGAAGAATCTATACTCTATGGCTGGCGCGGGCGAGATAGGCCGTGAAGGGCTTATTGAGGGCTTGACGGCGCTTTCTTCGCTTGATCCCGTAGAGCCGTTTGGTCTCTTGGTTAAAGACATCGACTCGGCAATGGACGAATACGACAGGTCACTTGGAAGTGAGACCGGGACGCACATAAACTCTGGTATATGGCAGCTAGATCAAGAGCTTTTCTTAAACAAAGGCGGTTTGCATATATTTGCGGGCAGGCCTGGTACAGGAAAAAGCGTTCTGGCTTACCAAATAGGCATTAATTCAGCATGCAAGAACCTGGATGCCGGGTTCATCTCTCTAGAAATGACCGCCGCTGAACTGTCCCAAAGATTGTTCGCATATAAACTTGGAATCCCACAGCATAAATTCAAGTATTTAAGGCTAAGTTCCCCAGAAAGGATCTTGATAAAAGAGCTTAAAAAAGAATGTTTCCCATTAAAGTTTCATTCTCTTTACGAGAAAAATGATGACCTAACGATGCGATATGTTGAATCTGCGGTAGGGACAATCAAAATCGATCTTTTGATTATCGATTATTTGCAAAGAATAAGACACGAAAATAGCAAGCTCACTGAATACGAAAGAGTTACCGACATTTCAAGGCGGTCAAAGTCAATTGCGCTTAAATACAACATCCCAGTTATTCTTTGTGTTCAAATGAACCGTGAAATTGAGAGGCGCGGCTCAAACGAGCCTTTGCTATCAGACTTGCGCTCGTCCGGACAAATAGAGCAAGACGCGGACACGATAACCTTCATTATTCGGGACTCGAAGCATAATTCGAAAGACAAAGTTGCGACTGACCTGGTCATAGCTAAACAAAGGCATGGTTCGACTGGGACGGTTAAGCTTTCTTTTGATGCAGAGTCAATGTGCTTTAGAGGGCTGTGACATAACAAAAAAATAAGGAGAATGAATGTATCCGGTAGAAATAAAAAAAGAATTTAAACATCTTGTGCCCCCGCTATCTGACGCTGAGTATTCACAGCTAGAGGAAAACATAGTTTTAGAAGGGTGCAGAGAGCCGCTAGTCTGCTGGCGAGGCATTGTTGTTGATGGACACAACCGCCTTTCTATATGCCAAGAGCACGGTTTGCCATTTGAAATTGTTAACAAAGATTTTTCAGATGCCGATGGCGCAGAAATATGGATCCTCACCAACCAACTTGGTCGTCGCAATCTTTCTGACGATCAACGGGCTATCATCGTTGATGAGTTAATACAGAAACAGGCTAAGATAAGCAGAGAAACACAGCTTGGTGATGCAAGGAAAATTAAGGAGTTAGGTTCTGTGTCGAACGACGTGGTTCAACACAGTGAAAAATTAGATACGCGAAAGGAATATTCCAGAGAAGCTCAAATCTCGCAGCGAAAGATTCAAAAAGCCCGCAAACTGAGAAAAGAGTTTCCGGCATTAGCAGATAAGGTTCGGCTTGGTGAAGTCACGATCCACGAGGCTATGAAAGAAGTTAAGAAAGAAGAATTTAAAAATAAGATTGAGATAATTAAACAAAATATAATTACTAAGCCAGATGGCTTGTTTGATGTAATTGTGATTGATCCACCATGGCCGTATGGATCTGAGTATAGCCCGAATGATCGACGAGTAGCCAGCCCTTACCCAGAAATGAGCATAGAAGAAATAGGGAACCTATCTTTGCCGTCTTCTTGCGATTGTTCCTTATGGCTCTGGACAACTCATAGATTTATCTTTGAAGCAAAGGGAATAATGGATCTATGGGGTTTTGAATACAAGGGCATTGTTGTCTGGGACAAGGAAAGTCTTGGGATTGGCTCGTATCTTCGGATGCAATGTGAATTTTGCTTGCTAGGAATAAAGGGCAAGCCAGTTTTTTTAAATAACGATTCCAGGGATATTGTAAGAGAAAAACGGCGTGAGCATTCCAGAAAGCCAGATTTGTTTTATTCAATTATCGAAAAACTGTGCTTTGGTAGAAAGCTAGAATACTTCAGCAGAGAAGAAAGGCCAGGGTATGAATCATATGGGAACGAAACTAGTAAGTTTTGAAGATCAGCTAAAATATGGGCAAGAGTTTGAGGATGAATGCGCCAGGTTTCTAATTAAAAAAGGATATTTCGTGATTCCAAAGTATCTTTTTGCGGCAGATGGAGCACCGACTCTAATCGGGGAAAGTCACAGCTATTCACTTCCGGACATTGATGCTTCAATTAACGGGAAAAGAATATGGGTTGAATGCAAAAGAAAGAAAAGGATGCTACATCATCCGGCCACTGGCTTTCCGGTTCGCCACTATGAGCATTACAAAAAAATTCAAGAAATAACAGGGGCACAAGTGTTTGTTTTATTCCAGGATGAAACAAGCGAGCCAATTTATTATGGCAACTGGCTCAATAAACTGGAGGATCATATTTACAAGACAAACTGGTTCTTTGATGGCAATGAACATGTTACCTTCAGGTTCCCAGATGCCTTTATAGCCATAAATGTTGTATGAATGGTAGTTTGCTATGCCTTTTACATTAACTAACGCCACAGCTCATCACACGAGCTTACAGTGGCATACATAGGGGTAAACAAAAATGAGTAAATTATTATCTATCGATCCTGGCTTATCCGGAGCTTTAGCTTTGCACGATGGTACGCTTGAGAAAATCGATAGGGTCAAATACTGGATCATGCCGGACACGGCTCAAGAACTAGCTAAAATACTCTATGAGAACAAAGATGGCATCGAACACGCTTGGCTTGAGAAAGTACATTCGTTCCCAGGCCAAGGCGTTTCCTCGACCTGGAAATTTGCACAGAACTACGGGATTATAATGGGGATTCTCGGTGCGCTTCAGATTCCCTACGAAAGCATATCCCCACAAAAATGGCAGCAATCTATGGGCTTATTTAGCAAAGATAAGATAACAAGAAAACGGCAAATCAAAGAGCGGGCGCAAGCTTATTACCCACATCTACGGGTTACGCTCAAAAATGCTGATGCCCTGGCAATGCTTATGGTCATGGAAGCACAGTACCGCCAAAACAAGGGGGTTGTATGAAAACTGAATATTATTTAATAGCAAAATCAAACCCCAACTTAGCCGCCAGCATTGACATATGCGAGGGCAGCGAGAAGTTTGTACGGAGCCTAAACAAGAAATATAAAATCCGGCGCTTGGTTAAGGAAACCGGCGAATGGCACGTGAAATGCCGATACGGTGAACTTTTCCAGTACGACAAAGATCACATGGCTTGTTTATACACTAGCGGGAAAGTAGCTCTTAGATTTTTTGACGTGGGAAAAGTTCTATTGCTTGGATTCGATCTCGCGCCAATAACTGAACGATCTGAGTTGAGTATCGATCCCCACGGCGGCGAGGGTGTTTTTTATTTTAAAAACGAGTCTACCGATGCCGTGGCAAAAGTCATGAGGGCTCAAAAAAGAGGCATTGGAAATTCTAGTGCCAATATCGCGAATATTAAAAAAGCGGCCAAGGATAGTTAGTTTTGTTTCTTAAAAACTGCATTTGCGGTGCAGTAAAAGGCACCTAAAATCGACGATCGGTGCCCGGAAGGTAGTTAGCCAAGGCCCCCATTTTTCACTTAGTGAATCTATTGTATGAATATGTTAGTTAAATTAAGTGCTTATGCCAGAATTATAAAAAATAAATACGCCATTAACAAAACGGTGTTGTTCAGCAATAAGATTTACTGCCGAAACGATATTGGGATTATTCAGGATTTTCATGGTTCAAACGAACGTGGGATACTGTATGAGATTTCTGTTCTTAAGCGTGATGAAAGTGATTATGTTGCGTATGTACAAGAAGAAGATATTCTGGGAAATGTAGATATCAGGAAGCGGCCTGAGTTTGAGTTTTTAAGCCAGCACTAATCAACCAGTAAATCCCTGACAATTTTATCAAGCTCTTTCTCTGCCTCGATTAAAACTAAGCCCCTTATTTTCCTGTTTATCTCATGTTTGGGATCCGAAAGCCGTTGCTCTAGTTTATACAGCACATCCGCGACATCATCACCCTCTTTGTCTAAATCGTCAATATCTATACTCTCGCGAATCATGGTGTTGCACATCTCACTTAGCATTTCATCAAACCTAATCGACCACAATGGGTCACTTTTAAAATAAGGGCTTGTTTCTTCAAACATTTTATCAAGTTTCTTTTTATAAATATAGTAATTATAATCATCTTTTAGTTCATTTTCTAAGTCCATATTATATTCCTCCATAGTTTCTTCGTAATCTGTTTTTAGTGGTAAGTAACTCATGTTATTCTTCTCCTGTTTTCCCGGTTTTCCTTAGGCATTCATCGCATAAAAAAACACCGGTTTGGTTAATAAAGTAGTGCCCATCCGCTTCAGCCAAATGGCACGCCTCGCATGTGATCGGCTGATTGGCTAAATGTTCGTTTAATGGTACATAGCTCATGATCTTACCTCGCTTTCTTTTTGTGGTGTGTTATCATCTACTTCTTTTTGGTCGCTAAACACATATCCGTATCCGTAACACGCTTTACACGCGGAAACATAGCGGCCACGGGCAAACTCGACTAGTTTGTTTACGCCAGAGTTAATGTTTTTAAAGCTACTGCGTAACCATTCCCTATTTTCAGGACTGAGTAAAACCGTGGTAGGCCTGTTTGTGCCAGTTATTTTACTGCTCATTTTGACCTCTCTTTTGTTTCCTGTATTTTTAAACAATACTCGTACGTTTCCCCGCCCTGCTCTCTCAATGCTTCCGTCAATTCTGAGATAATCTCAGGGTGTTTTAAAAACGTGTTGAAAATTAATGTTCTTTTCGTGTCTGTCATTTTATCTCCTTTTTTTGTTATATGATTAAACTATTTAGCTTCATTAAAACTTAATACCCCATTGGATTAACTCGCTTTGAACGAACGCAAAAAAACTTGTTTTCTGGCGTTTGCGTAAAGTATAAAATTCTCTCAGCTCCTTCAGCGAATCCAAAGCTGACGAGAGTTTTTTCCCCTTCCATCCCCGGATAATCCGTGACAGTTTTAGACATGAAAACCGGCGGTAAAACTCCCAGGAAGTAGTAAAACATAGTTTCGTCTATTTCGATTATTCCGTCGCTATCAAGTGCATTCAGGAATTCTTGCGTGTGATTGTCGTAACTGTAAATCATTTTATCTCCTTTTTTTGTTATATGATTAAAAAACTAGCGTCTTGAAATCTATTTTGTTTCCATTGTCGTAATAACCACGGGCGTTATCTTCAGTTAGACCGTTAAACTGTTTAGCCAACTCGTCACCATCATAGATCAAGGTTAGGCTATACTTACTTTCCAAGTACCCGCGAGTGTACCTCTCTAGTCTCACAGTATAGAGATCTCGTTTTTCTTTACTGACCTGCAAGTGTGTTTCTGACCCGTTTAGCAGTGGGTTGAAAATTACGATTTTCATCTCATCACCCTGTATATTTGTTTCTAATACCCCTACTATAACAATTAATAGTGTTTTGTCAATATATTTATATTATTTATATAATATATAATCACATAGATATTGCTGTTGACTTATCGAATCTTGCTTGTACAATTAAACCCTAACAATAATGCTACGTTATGAGCACAACCCAATGAACGTCAAGTCCCTCGCATCAGACAACATATCTCGCCTCGGCCTTGCATCTATTGCAATTTCACTATTTCT